TGCTTCAAAATCTGCATCTTTAAATCTAGTGTTCTTTAAATTACCTACACCAGATATTTGCCAACCTTTTCTAAATGCATCTCCTAACATTTTTGGATTTCTAAAACCTTGAAATAATATTCCATTTGCAGCAGCAAATGCACCAGCACTAATAATATTACGTAAGTGTGTAGGTATTGAAAATACTGTTTTTGCTAATTGTGATGTTGCTTTTGGAAATAATAATAAATTTCTATATAGAAAACTTGCACCTTTTTCAGCAGCTGATGCTCCTTCTTTACCTCTAACTGCAGCTGTAAAATATCCTTCTGTTAAACTGTTTGCTTTCTCTAATGCCTCTGCAATAGGTCTAGTTGTAAATTTACCAATTAATGGATTTGCAATATCACCTGATTTAAATGTTGAAAGACCTGCTAGTTTATCTCCTTCTTTACCCTTTGAAGGTTTGCCTATTTCTATAATTTCTACAGTATCATTTGTAGCTAATCGAGCTTCCTTTTTGCTTTTCCAAAAACTACCTATATTTCCTTGTGCTTGAGCTAAATCATTTTGATCAATCATTTGTTTCATCATTGCACTATGTCTAGCCATTCCAGATAATTCAGTAATTGCATTATATACCGAATATCTAGGATCTTTCATTTCTCCTAAAAGTTTTCTTATCTCTTTTGCAGGCCCATTAGTTTCATCAATTATTTTTTTTACAAATTTTTCATCTTTATTAAAACCTTCTAATGTTCTTTTAATATAAGAAGGATCTGGTAAACCTTTTGCAGATTTTTTAGCTTTTATTCCATCTTCTAAAATTCTATCTACAATATTTCTTGCTTCTTGATAAAATGGTTCAGAGTTTCTTTTACCTGCTGATGAAGCTAATTGTTTTGCAAAGAAAACAGTTGCTCCTTCTTTTACTTCTTCAGTTGGTTTGTATCTACCAAAGATACCTAAAACAGGTGAATCTTCAAATATTTTATATGTATTTTCTACAGATGATTTTATTCGTTGTTGTAAAATTTTTTTTAACTCTGGAGAATTATATTTATTTGTAGTTTTAATTAAATCACCTACAGTTTGTCTAGCTTCATCCACAGTGTTAAGAAGATCACCTATTGTTTCTTGACTAAGACCTTTTTCTTTTAATGATTTTGTAAATATATCTACTTTATTTTTACTAGGAAGAGTTTTTGTTAAATCTCCATCTAATACTAGTTTATTTATTTGTGAATAAAATTCATCTTTTTCTTGTTTACTTAATGATCTATCTAATACTTTTTGCATTTCTGGAAATGCTCTTTGAATACTTTTGTCCAAAGTCTTAACTAACTCTGTTGCTCTATTCATATCTGCTGATCTAAATCCTTCCATAACTTTTTGTGAACCAAATAAAGCTTTAGTTAATGGCCCTTCGGGAGTAAAAGCTTCTGCAAATTTATTTAGATATCTTTCAAATGCATTATTACTGTATGCAAGTTCTTTTCCTTTTTGTGCTAAAGCTTTTGCACTTTTACCTGCAGCACCTACAATAGGTGTAAATAATAATGATTCACTACCAAATTTTAATCTATTTAATAATTTTCTTGCAGCGTCTTCTCTTCCTTCTGTTTCAAAAGTATCTAATTGAGTAGGTCCTTTATCAAATAAATCACCAAAGGTTCCAATGTTTTCTACGTCTGCAACAAAAAATTCTCCTGCAGATCCTCCCATAGCACCAACTACAAATCTTTGTGTTCTTTCTGTTTGATTTAATTTATATGCTTGTTCCGCACCTTTAACTAATTTTTTATTACCTGAGCTAACAAGATTATTTTTAGCTCTATTTGTAAAATATTTAGTAGCTAATCTACTTCCTACTTTAAAACCATATGATCCAGGCACACCAATAGAAGTTAATGCTTCTGTTAATTTACCAATACCTTTTTGTTCTGCTAGTTCTTCAAAAGGATTTAATTTATCAAAAAATGATTCAACATCTGCAGCTGTATTTGTATCAAAACCTAAATCAATTAATTCTGCACCTAATGAAAATACACCTTCAGGAACTTTTATAAGACCAGATGCAATTCCAGATAATCCTGCAGTATACCACGATACATCATTATTTTCTTCTGCAGAAAACATTGGGGTAAATTTTGCCATTTATCCTCTATGATTTAAATTTTTTATACCAACCTGTTGGATCGATTGCAGCTTCAGATAGTTGGTCTGGATTTTTTATAAAATAATTTCTAGCTTCATTTGATCTAAACCAACTAGATGCTTCTGCAGATTTACTTCTTTCTTTTGCCTGTTTAGGGTTATCAAAAAAGTAACCATATATTTTGCCAGCAGGAGAACCTGCAAGTGCATCACCATAACCTGTTGCAGCACGCTGACCTATCTTTCTAAATAATGTATCAAAATCACTATTAGCAAAAAGTTTTTGAATATCTTGTGCAAACTCTGAAGATTCAGGATCAATCTGTGTAATGTTAGGGGTTTCTTTTGTGCCAATATTACTTAATTTTAATTTTTTATTATCATCATCAGTATTACTTCCAGTATTAGTAGTATCATCTTCGTCTATTGGAATAGAATCTATAGTACTACCAAATGTTTTAAAATCGTCTTTAAGTATTTTATGATATTTATCTGCATAAGGATCATATACAATTTGACCCTTTAATTCTCTCAACGCTTTTTTATTTTGTTTTCTCGCATTTTCGTCATTAATATCAAAAGTAAGAACTCCTCCTGCTTGTGAACCAACCTTTTTATATAATTCTCCTGATGCATTAACTTTAAAGTTAGTAGCTCTAGTTGCTACTTCCACATTATCTGAATAATTTTTTAATTGTTCTAAAAAAATACCTTCTTTAGCTGCTTTAATAAGACCATCTTGTTCATTATCTAATTTAAATTGTTCTAATTTTAATTGTTTAGCAGCACTAAGTTCAATTTTTTCTATTGCTAGTTGTCTTTCATTAGCTAATCTAGTTAATAAATTATCTCTTTCAGCATCAGTTAATTCTTTATTTGCATATATTTTGTTTTGTAATTCTTTACCTTTATTAATTACATCAGCTTTAAGTGCTTCTAATTTATTTTCAATTTCCATTGCTTGTGATTCTTGTTCTTTTTTAGTTTCTATTGCTGCACCAGCTGATTTTAATCTAATGTCTCTTTTAAATCTATCTTCTAATTCTCTGTCTTTAATCAAATTTTCAACTGGTACTTTTCCCGCTGCAAGTAAATTACCTAAAGTTCCACCACCTCCAGTTTGTATTGCTGCCGCTGGTCCGTATGTTAATAAAAATTTTGTTAATGGATCAAAGCTATCTCTTTCTCCAGCTGCATCAAGTAAAGACTTGCTGTATTGTTTTTGTAAATCTTCTAAAGATTGATTTGGTGCTCTTTTAAATGTAGGAATTGCAAAATTAAAATCATATCCTAATTCTTCTGCTGATCTAGTTCCTTGACCAAAATTACCAAAATTACCAAAACCAAGCTCAGCAGCTTCAACATCTGAAGTTCCAAGTTGATAGTTTTCTCTATCTACAATACCAGTCATAATGCCTTCTCCGACATTACCACCTTTTCTAAACATAGGTCTTTTAAATATTCTGCTCATATTAAGTACCTGGAAAAGCTCTATATAAACCAGCTAATGTAGAACCTAATCCTATTCCAGTTTGTAAAGCTGTTGGAGATGGCTGCATTTGAGTTTGAGTTCCACCAGGATAACCTGCTATTAATGAAGTGATCCCTGAACCCAGAGCCTGTGTAGCCTGAAGTGGTTGCATTAACTGTTGTTGAGCTAATTGTTGGTCAGCTGTTAACTGTGCTTGAGTTACACCTTGATTCTGTGCACCTAAACTAGATAGTGCTCCTATATCTTGACCTAAGAAAGTTTGACCTGCTTGACCTAATCCTATTTGTTGTTGACCTAATCCTGAAAGTGCTTGACCTAATCCTAATTGTTGATTAGCTAAAGCTTGTTGTTGATTAAAGGCTTGTCCAGCTGCTTGTTGTGCTTGACCAAAACCTTGTTGTAATAATTGTGCTTGAAGTGCTGCTCTGTTTTTATCTGAAGCTTGTTGGTACTCTGCTCTTTGTACACCTTCACGTCCACCACCAAAAGCACCTGCATTAACTGCTTGTGCTGCTAATGTTGGTAAACCTTTCGCTGCTTGTTTATCAAATTCTTGTAAAGATGCATCAATTACATCTTTTTGATAAGGAGACATAAATTGTTGGTAAGCTTGAGGTCCAACAAATTGTCCTGCTTGCCCAGCTAATGTACCTGCTTGCCCAGCTGCTTGTTGTGCTTGACTTTGCAAAGCACCAGCTGAAGTTAAAAATGGTTGATAACCACCTATACCTTGTTGAGCTAATTGTTGAGCTTGTTGTTGTAATGGATCAAGTCCTGCTACAAATTGTGATCCGTAAACATTTCCTAAATTTGCTTGTGATAAATTACCGGTTGCTTGTTGTAGTTGAGTTATATACGGTTTTGCTGCCGCTTCTATAAACTCTGGTGGAGCATTTATTACTGTTGATACATCAGCCATTATGCTCTACCTTTTTTTTCTAATTGTTTCATCATGTCATACATACGTTGTGCACCTTTATTAACATTACCCTCACCCATTCCTCTTACAGCATCAGCTGTAAATACAAATTCATTGTTTGCTAACATCGCAGGAATGTCATCTGCCTTTTCTTTTACACCAACTGGAGGAATAAATCCACCTGTTTCTCTAAGATCTAATTCTGTAACTCCTGCAGGGTTTTGATTTAACGGTAGATTCATAACGCCAGCTGCTTTTATAGCATTTTGTTCAGGACTACCTAAAGCATATTTTGCTCTACCGCCTGAATTAAAAAAACTTATAGGTGCTTTTTGTGTAGTAAAGTCTTCAGATTTATTCATAAAGTTTTCAGGAACCATTCCCATATCAATACCATATAAAGAGCTACCAATCTTTGCACTATTTCTAATGGCTGCCGGATCTTTTCCCATAGCTTTTTGTTTTTGAGCAAAATCATAATATTTTTGCATTGCTTCTAATTCATCATTTATTCCAAAAAAACCTTTTTTTGCTCCTGCTTTTTCAAATGCTTCCATATCAAATTCATCTGCAGCTACAGGAGTTCCAAAAATAAGATTAAAAGGATTATATTTTTTTGCAAAATTTAATCCTATTATTCCTTTGTCTATTAAACGATCTTTTGTTGTTTTAGTTTTAGGTGGTTCACTAATTATACTTGGAGGTCCTTCAGGTCCACCTCTATCACCTCTAAGTCCTCCAGATGTACTTGTTCCTGGCGATATATTATCTCCAGCAGCTAAACCTGCTTTAAAAAATCCTATTCTACCACCTTCAGCCATCTGTCCTCTAGCCATATCTTGATTATATTCTGATAAATCTATTTCTACTTGAGCAGCAATAGCTGCATCTTCATCTGCTTCATTAACAAATGTTTTTTGATTTTTATATGCATTAGTTAATTTAGATCTTAATGCATCAACGTTTCTTGTAATTCCTTCAACATCACCTGTCTGTTCTGCTTGACTTAGTATTCCACCTAATAAACTACCGCCAGCCATAACTCCTAAAGTTTTACCTAATGTTTTTTCACCACCAAAAAAATTACTAGCTGCATTAGTTATACCACCTGAAAACATATTACCTAAAAAACCTGCACCAGGCACAGATCCAAATCTACCTGCAGCTGCAAAAGGACCTAGTCCTCCGGCAAACATACCACCACCTATTAATAATGCAGCTTTACCTAAAGGTGATTTAACTATTTTTTTAACACCTTTAACAGCTTTTTTTATAATACTACCTAAACCATATTGTTCTCTTGGCACAACACTCATGATACCACCTCCTGCTGCCATGTTTCTATATGCACCAGACATTCCTCCTCCTCCACCTCTCATTATCATTTGAAGTTGATTACCGGGTATTTGTGCTGCACCTAATCTAGGATCACCAGGATTGCTTTGCATTCCGCCGGGTGCATCTACAGCAGGTCTAGGACCAAACGGAGATATAAAATTATTAACATTTGTACCTATCATACGTGGTTTATCATATCCTAAACCAACATTTATTCCTGGTTGACCATAAAAATCTTGACCACCTCCTGTTACTGGATCTTTAAACGGGTTTTGTCCTACCCCACCTGAATCACTATCACCTAAGGTAGATTGTACTTGATCAATAGATTGATTAATTTGCTGTAATTGTTGTTCAGCTGAAGATATACCTGAGCTTAACCCGTCTATTCTTGGAAAAATAGCTCCTCCTCCTTGCTGATACAATTGACGTTCTATTAATGATCTGTTTACTGCCATAATTTAAATATATTTATACTGTTGAGCAGGCGTAGAATCCTGTAAATATAATACTTTATTTGATTTTTTGACTATCGTCAACAGGTTTTGCGTTCTCTAATAGATCATAAAATCTACCACAATATTGATGATCACCAACATGAGTTATATTATCTAAAGCGTATATATAAATCTCTCCTCCCATATCACCCCATCTTTGACAGAAACCAAAATCTTCTCCAAAATATCGTTTAGTTTCTACATCATGTAATGTATCAAATAAATTAAACATATTATCTTTTTTTTCTTCTTTACCATTTACAATGGTTGGTTGATATATTTCTAATTCTGGATGATGTTTAATCATTTTTTCAATAACCTCTCTTTTAATTAACATACATCCTGTAGGAGCGTGAGTTACTTTAATAACACCATGTTCCATTTTTAATTCATTATCTGCAATTTTTATTGGAAATACATGAGCTGCTTTTAATACATCATCTTTTGTTTTAACTAAATTAGTTTCTTTCATTGTTTTCCACATCTTATCTGTGTCAAATGTTTTCATTGGATATGGACAAGAAATAATATCTTTATCTGCGCCTATCATTTTAAATATAGTATTTGATTCAAAATCTATATCAGAGTCAATAAATAATAAATAATCGTAATGATCTTTGTGATTTAAAAATTCAGCTACACATAGATTTCTACCTTGAGTAACTAATGAAGATTTTAATAATGTAAAGCTAACTAATATACCTTGTTGCATACAATCTTGTTGAAACTTTAAAACAGCTTGAGTGTAATGCATAGATACTTCACTATGACAAGGAGTGCAAACCATTATCTTTGCTTTTGGATTATCTAACATTGCACCTATATTAATAGTTTTAACGTTTGAATTTACCTGTTCTATTTTTTCAGTTTGATAAGTATTAGAATTAACGTTTGTTTCTTTTTTTTCGGAAAACCATATTGGTTCATTATTTTGCATTTATTGCTCCTTTTAAAAACCTTGTCCATGCTTCTCCTTTTACTTCCCAATTATAAAATCTATTTACGTAATTTTGTTGCATTTTTAAATGATCCTGGATGCCTGAATCATGAAGCCTATCTACAGAAGATTCTATAGCTGCAGCAAACTTTTTAGCTAAATCTATATAATCATTAGAATAAGGTACATACATTGGAAACTCTGCACCTGTTTCATAGAGAGCACCAAAATTAGTTGTAATACAATATAAACCCGCTGACATAGATTCTAATAATGATATACAAGATGTTTCTTCCCAAACACTTGGATATACAAATAATCGATAATCTTTTAAATTTTTTTTAATATATTCATTTGGTTTGTAACCAATGTAGTTTACATTAGATAATTGTTTAGCTTGATCATATAAACTTTGATAATGTTTGTCATTAACTTCTGCAAAATCTTTTCCGTATACTTCGCAAGAAGAATAAACATCTAAACTAATTAATGGATTTTTAATTAATTGCATTGCACCTAACAATACAGATAAACCTCTCCAAGGTGTGCAGTGATGTATAATTTTTATTGGGTCACCTTGTTTATATGTAGTAATTACTGGTTCTACATCTTCTATACCATTTTTAATTACAAGACATTTTTTTGTTGGTAACTCAAAACGTTTTGTAAATTGTTCAAAGTTCCAATTAGAATTAAATACATACCAATCATATTTATCGTGATTAGATTTATCTTTAAACCAATTAATTAAATTAGGTTGATCCCATGAATTTTTTTGCCAAAGTATATTTATCTTAGTTGGGTGTAATGAAATTTTTTCTGGAACAGATGTACATATTTCTACTCTATTTAATAAACTAGGTTCTACGTGTTTTTTTAAATATTCGAATTGAAGTTCTGTCCCGCCCCTAGGGTTTTGATTCATCATTATCTTTATTCATTGCTTTCTGTAAAAGATTTAATCCTTTCGGTGACACTACTACTGTAAGATCTTGTGCAATATGTTCTGCTACTGTTTCAGTATTAGGGTCTGCGATATCAGCATCTTTCTCTGCTTCATCTTTATATACTTTATTTGTTTGAGTGTTTCTTATTACTACTGTTGTAGTACAATTAATTTTTAATATATCATCCATTTTGTTGTGACCTATCTATTAAAGCATAACTTATCAGGCCTTGTATCTTATTACTTCCTGTAGCTGCTTGCACAGTTATAGCATCTCCTGCTTCTAAATTCAAGCCTTGAGGAGAAGCATTTATTTGAGACTTAGCTGCCACATCATCTCTAAAAAATTCATACTCAGTACTAGAATCTGATGAGTCAACAAAATTCATGTTTACTATAATAGCTGATGATGCATCATTATTTGCACAATAAATACTTTTAACTATAATTGCAGCATCAGTAGGACAAGTAAGAGCCGTAGTTTTGCTTGCATCAGATTGTTTAAAACCTTGATTTTTATATTGTATTGTCATGATATAAAGTAATTAAACACATTTTGTTCTTCTTTCAAGTCTTCTTGAAAAGAAAAATTAAGTTGATTTTGTAAAGTAACTAAAGACTCTAGTATATGTCTTTGATTTTCTACATCATATTCTTGTTTAGGTTCAGGTATATATGCAGTTATTTTAGCCACTATCTTCTACCGTCTGGTTTTGCATCTAGTCTTAATGTACCATAACGCCATGTTTCACCCACAGCATCACATTCTATTTTAAGTGCTACTAATCTTCCTCTAGCTCTAGTGTCAACTTTATCAGTTGATGATGTAATTGTAAAAGGACCTAAAGATGAACTTGATGCAGTATTATTTGGATAATCATTTAACAACAATGTAACTTTTGAATTACCTGTTAAAATTTTAAAATCAGGTATAAATCTTTTTACAGACATAAAAAATTCTCCATCACCTCTAAAATCTACTGTACCAGTAGATGTTCCCATCATTCCTTTTCTAGCTGAAATATCAAAATCTCCTGATTGTATGAAAGCATTAATAGATGTTGTAACTCCTGCTTTTATTTGATCGGTTCCAGTTTCTTGAGCGTAGTAAGTTGATGCTCCAAAAGTATTTGTAATTCCTTGTATGTCAAAATTAGGTGTAGCTGTTTTAATATATTCTGTTGCATGAGGTAATTGAAATACACCTTGATCAGCATATGAAGTTCTTGCTAAAGAAGAAGTTGTCCAAACATTTTCTCCATAATTAAAAACTACACATCTATTAACTTGTTCGGAACCTGATGCAGGATAGAACCAATTAATTTCATTATATAAACTATTGTGTTCACAATATACAAGTTGACTAGAATTGTAATTTATACCTAAATTATTTCCTCCTGTTGTAAATACAAAATCTTCAACAAGACATCCTAAGGCTTTAACTGTACCATCAAACATAAAAAATCCACCTTCACCTGACATCCAATACACAACACCATTAGAATAACTTAATGCATTCTGACCAATCAATCCGCAGTTTGTACCTACTTGTCTAACACTAAATGTAAATGGAGGACCAACAAATTGAATAACATAAGCAGAGCTATCAGTTAAAACTAAAGTATAGTCTTTACCTGAAACAGCTCCCATAATTTCATTACCTTTATCAACTCTAAAAGTTCCTGCTGTGTTTGTTGCTGTTGGAGTATATGTATTAAAATCTTCTTGATTAGAAAATCTTATAAACATTGGATCTTGAGTTGTTGGATCTCCGATAGTAGTTTCAGTTCCAAAATGAAATACATGTCTGTCTCTATCAGAAACTTGTGTTAGTCTTGATGCAGTTGGTGCACCAGTCATGACTGTTGCTCTATTATCTCTTGGAGATGATACTCCTGCATTCCAAGTAAAAGTTTTACCATTATGAATTGTTGCAATTAGTATTTGACCAAAATTATCTAAAGACCATAAACCTGGATCTAGAAATACATTACTAGTAGAACTAGCAGTTCCCCATGTACCTGTACTCCAAGTAGATGCTCCCCAACCAAAACCTGCACTTTGAAATGTTGGACCAACTAATTCATATGGATCAATACTTGCAGATCCTGTACCTGTGGAACTACCTCCTGAGTTTGTAGGCATGGTAATTTCAAAAGTGCTTGAAGTTTTATTTTTAACTTCAAAAGTATTATCTTGAAAAGCTGCTGTTGTATAACCTGAACCTGTTGGAACTGTAACTGATGAAAAAGTTACATATCTTCCATTTAATAAACCATGTGCTGATTTATTAACTGTAACAGTAGGAGAACCAGATACTGAAGTAAATGTAGCTCCAGTAATAGCTGTAGCTAATGGACTAATATCGTAAAATCGTTCTTCATGATATAAGAATAAACCTTGAGATGTTCCTATGGCCGCATATTTCTCTCCTGCTATGGATGTAAAAGTATGTTGTGCTCTTGCTACTCCAGGTAATGTATTATTATTTGTAGTAAGCTGTGACCAACCACCTATTTTTTCAGGTAATCCATATCTAAACCTAACAAAATCACCATCAACCCATTGTGATTCTGCTCCAGATTCTGTTACTTGTTTATTAAAACCAGGCTTGAAATTTAATTTTTGTAGCATATTATGCGTTATATAATATTTTTAAAGATAATGAAAGTAACATAATAATGGATCATTTAGAAGCAATTGTCGAGATAAAAAAAGTAATATCAGATGAATTTATAGATAAAATTATCCCTTTAACAGATATAAAAGCTAAAAAAAATTTAGAAGTTACAGTAGGTTTAGATGAAGAAGTTAGAAATGTAAAAGGTTATCATTTAAATTTTAATACTCCTACAAATATTTTTTATTGGAATCTTATAAAAACAGAAATAGAAAGACTTTATTTTTATTACAAAGCAAAATTTCCTAAAATGGATAGTAATAAAATTAATCAAATAGATCTTTTAAAATACACAGTTGGTGGTAAGTATGAAAATCATATTGATCATTTTAGCACTACAACAAGATCGCTAAGTGTTATTATGAATTTAAATGATAGTTATAAAGGTGGAGACTTAATATTTACAGATCAAAAAGATAATGAAATTAAAAGGTTAAAATTAGATAAAGGTTCAGTTGTATTTTTTCCAAGTAATTTTATGTATCCTCATGGTATTCAACCTATTACGAAAGGAACAAGGTATAGTATAGTTGCATGGCTGCAGTAAATTATAAATTAATAAAAAACTTTTTTTTAAAAAAAGAATTGCAAGTAATTCAAAAGTATTGTTATAACAAATTAGATTTAAATAAAGACTACATAATAGATCCACAATCTTTTTCACCTTCTTGGTATAATGATCCATTAATGATGAGTCTGTTGGATAATAAATTACCTTTAGTTGAAAAAGAATCTAATTTAAAATTGTTTCCTACTTTTACGTATTGGAGATATTATGTATTAGGTGCAGATTTAAAACAACATATGGATAGACCTTCTTGTGAAATAAGTGTTACGGTGTGTATAAAAAAATATGATAATTGGCCTTTAATAATTGAAGGAGAAAAAATAGAATTAGAAGAAGGAGAAGGTTTATTATATGCTGGTTGTGAACAAAAACATGGGCGTCCTGGTATTTATAAAGGTGAAGGAATGGCGCAAGTATTCTTTCATTATGTAAATCAAAATGGTCCTTATACAAATCATGCTTACGATAATTTTTTAAAAAATACAGGGAGACAAATATGAAAATAAAAAAAAATACAAAAACAGTTGAAAGAACACATAAGATAGAAAATTTTATAGGTGTATATGATAATTACATTTTACCCGAAGAATGTGATAGAGCTATAAAAATGTTTGATAACCAACACAAATTTAATAAAACTTTAGATAGACTAAAGTTTGAAAACTCTGGTGCATTAGTAAAAAAAGATAATCAATTTTTTGCAAATAAAGATAATATGGATGTGTGGTGGGAACAGTATAAATCTATGATAGCTAATTATGATATGGCTTTTAAACATTATTCAGATACTACAGGAGCAATGGATAGTTTTAATATGGATTATTATTATACTGATTTAAAAATACAAAAAACTTTACCCACTGAAGGGTATCATGTTTGGCATGTAGAACACGGCCTTCAAATAAATGCCGCCAATGACAGAGCTTTTGTTTTTACTATCTATTTAAACGATGTCAAAGAAGGAGGAGAAACAGAATTTTTACATTTTTCAAAAAGAGTAAAACCAAAAAAAGGTAGAATAGTCATATGGCCTGCAAGTTTTCCTTATGTGCATAGAGGTAATCCACCGATATCTGGTGAAAAATATATCTTAACTTCTTGGATGAAACTTAAACCATGATAAGTTCTATTAAAAGTTTTAAAACAAACACTATTAATAATTCCATATCAATAACTTATCCTAAAACGGTAAATATAATTTTTGGTAATTATCCATACCCTGAAATAATTCACAATTTTATAATAGCTATAAAATCTAATTTAGATCCTAAAATGGAAAACTATAGTAATGTAAAAGGTGGAATGACAGATTGGCATTATTTTTTAGATAAACCTGAATTTAATAATTTTATAACTTATTTAATTAATAAATATCAAACTACTCAACCTGATTTGTTCGAGTATTTTTTAGAAAAAAAATATATTAGAGATGCTTGGGGAAATGAAATAAAACCAGGAGATAGTTTAGATTATCATAAACATACTTGTTGTCATGGTATTTTATATTTAACAAAAGGATGTGATTTAATATTACCTGAATTAAATTTAAAAATAACTCCTAAACCAGGAGATTATTATATATTCCCTCCAGAAATATTACATGGATTTGATACTTATGAAGGAGAGAATAATAGATATAGTTTAATATTTAATATTGACTTAAGATTAGATAATTTATTTGATTTTAAAAAAAAATATCTTAAGAAGAATAAGAAGTAGGTCTTGCACCTAATCTAGCAATTTTTTCAGCTTCAGTTTCATTTTCTATATCATCACTATCCCAACTAGCTTGTAATTGAGATAAATGAGCTACATCCCATCTAGAAGAAAATTGACTTATATCTCCTAAATTTGCATCTGCATAAGTTGTGTGTTGAGTTTCGTCTCTGTACTCTACTTCATCAGTAGGTGTAGATGTTCCATATTGAATAGCCCAGATATTTGAAAATTTAGAATCAGACCAAAAAGACTCGTCATCAATAATATAACCTATTCCTCCATTTGCTCCTTCTGCAAAATTTTTAATTATACATCTGTCGTCAAATATTATTGTCCAATTTCCTTGTGCTGCCATTTTTCTCCTAGGTTTTTATAATATAAATTAATGTTAAATAAGGTTGTAAAATAGATGGGTTAACTGCGCTACCACTAAAGCTACTTGAACTTGAACTAGAGGCATTACCACTACCACTAAAGTTTGCACTCATATTGTGAGAGTGTGAACCACCTGAACCTGTGTTACTTGTACCATAATTTGATTGAGGACCATACTGTCTGTTTATTACGTATCGAGCTCCTCCACCTTGTCCTTGGTTAGTAAGCTCTGGAAAACTGTGTGAGTGAGAAGCTAACTGTGGAGTTGATAAACTTGCGTTACCTGTTGAACCTCCAACGTTACCTGTAACGTTTATGTTTGTATTTGTATTAGTAGTTACGTTACCAGCAGCGGTTACTGGAGTAGTATTTGCTCCACCAGTAGATGCTAAAGCTTTACTCCCAGATTTACCTACAACAACTTCGTCTTGTAAGTCAGGTAAATTAAAAGTAGATGATCCATTACCTGAACCATAAGTTGTACCTATGACTGCAAATAAAGCTGAATAAGTTGATCTTGAAACTGCTGAACCGTCACATTCTAAAAAACCTGTTGCAACTGTTGAATTTGTCCAAGGAACTACTGTTCCTGTTGGGATGCCACCTACAAGAAGAGCTCCTCCATTAATTACTTCTGTTCCGCCTGAGTATAGTGCCATTATAAATCTCCTTTTACCTTATCTAGTTTAATTTTAAATTTATCGCCAGATATATTATTAATCATGAATATATCATTTTCACCTTCTTGTAAAGTCCAATTTCCTTTAGTTCCATCTACCATATTACCTTTTTCTTTAAACTTATTAGTAAGATGTAAGTCACCTGTATATATGTCTCTAAATACATTACTAGATGCTCCTAAGTCATATGTGTCATTAGCTCCAGGTAAAATGTGACCTGAAACTCTTAAAGCGCCTGTTGAACTCAATGCTTCTAAAACATTAGTTCCATCAGAATATAATATTTTTTTACCTTTATCAGCTGTGCCCCAAGTAACACCTGTTCCAGAACTTGTTTTAAAAGTTACAGTATGCGCTCCTGTTGTTGCATTTTCTATAATATAAGTTTTTTCAATAGAATCAGGAATTACTACATTAACATTTCCTGATATAGTTCCTGTTAATTTTAATACTTGGTTTTTACCATTTGATACTGAACTACCAGAAAAGGCTAGTGTTGCACCTGAGGTAATTCCAACAGCTTCGTAACCACCAATTGCTTGTTCTAAAACTAAAAGGTTAGTATTAGTTATTTGTCCCCAAGTTCCTGAATTTTCTCCAGTTGCTTGTATTGTAAGTTTTAAACTATTTGATGTTGAACTTGGCATATTTTAATTCCTTAATATTTAATTTTATTCTATTTTTACCTAAAATCAAGCTACTTCTTTCCAACCTGGAGGATCAACAGGAGCACCGTCTGTATTAACTTCACTCCATAATGTAAATTTAAAATCACTTCCTTGAGCCATAGTCATAGACATTCCTGTTACTATTGCTAATGAATCTGGTGCTGATGCAGTTCCTTCTTGCATAGTCATTGCTTGACCAGTTACATCTACCAAAGTATTAGCATCTAAAACAGCTGTACCAAGAGCTGCTGTCATTGCAATACCTGTTTCAGTAACAATAGCATCTCCAGTAACTGTTGCAGCATTTTCTTGCATAGTCATTGCTTGACCAGTAACTGAAACATCTACATTAATAATAGAAACAGCACTTCCTAAGTTTATGTTAAATCCAATTCCTGTTACATCTGTTGTAACATCAGTGAACGCTTGAACAGTACCTTGAGCTATAGGTAATGAAAAACCAGTAGCTGCAGCATTAGAATCTCCAGGAGATAACACATTGTTTTCTTGAATTGTTAATGATAATCCTGTTAACGGAACAAGACCATCCCCGGTAACTTGTGCAATACTACCAAGTGACATGGGAAGAGGAAATGTTCCTACAATTCCACCAACTGTAGCTTCTACCTCAACAGGAATATTAAATGTAGAAGGACTTAATGTAGCAAATGGTGCTTGAGCAAAAGTTGTTAATGTGTCTTGTGTGAGATTAGTTACATTAGTTGTTAAATCAAAACCTGTTACAGATACATTAGCATCAGCAGATGGTTCAGTTGTAGTTCCTAAAGCACTAGTTAAAGTTTGACCTGTTACGCCTACAAAAGCTCCTGCATCAGAAACAAGAGTACCTATTGTGCCAACCATTGGTTGACCTGATACAGATACGTTAGCGTTTCCTTTAACTACGCTAAGAGAACTTTCTTGTAATGTTAATGCAATACCAGATGGATATGCAATTACATCTGAAACGTCTGCACTAAAAGGTGCTTCTGAATATGCGGTAATTCCAAAAGCCATGGAACTACATCTCTTCTAATTTAAATCTGTATTTTTTACCTGATTTGTTATTTAAAATAAATAAACTTTCTTCACCCTCTTGAATAGTCCAATTACCTTTTGTACCATCAACTGCGTTACCTTCTGATTTTGCTTCATTAGTTAAATGTAAGTCTCCAGTATAAATATCTCTCCAAACATTACCTGATGCACCTAAGTCATAAGTATCATTTGCTCCTGGAACTACAGCACCAGTCACAGTCAATGTAGAACCATCAAAAGTTAAATTAGCTTCTCCATTTAAACTATCTGAATCTGAATAAGTTGCTATTCTATTATTTGCTCCGTTTGCAGTAGACGTAATTGCTGCTGCTGCGATAGTTTGAAAAGATGGTACTGCTCCAGCTCCCGCTGAAGTTAAAACTTGTCCTGAGTTTCCTGTTGCTACTGCAACTGGATTTCCACTCGTGTCATAACTAATAAGATTCCCATCTGTACCTGAAGCCATTTTGGCTAGTGTAACTGCATCGTTATTTATTTTTGCAGTTGTAACTGCGCTGTCATTTATCTTAGCTGTCTCAACTGCACTTGCAGCAATCTGAGCTGTGTCTATAGCATTGTCGGCCATTAAAGCGTTCGTAATTTGATCATTTGCAATGTGAGCTGTGTCTATTGAACCGTCAACGTATTGATTACTATCAATACTATTCGCTGCCATTTTAGCAAGCGTCACATTAGAATCAGCTATTTTAGCTGTTGTAACATTTGAATCTACAATAGAAGCGGTGACTACAGCGTTTGACGCAAGTTGGTCTGCACCTACTGCATCGTCTGCAATCTTAGCTTGAGTAACATTATCATCTACTATAGATGCCGTAACAACAGCATTAGATGCTAATTGATCTGCACCTACTGCATCGTCTGCAATCTTAGCTTGAGTTACTGCATCGTTTTGAATTTCTGCTGTAGCTACTCCTGAATCTTTAATTGTTATTGCGCCAGAACTAGCGGCAAAGTTATCTGAACTAAATGATGCAGCACCTTTAGCAGATGTAGAAGCATCAGCTAAATTAAGTGTAACATCACCTGATGTACCACCACCTGATAAATTTGTACCTGCTGTAACTGAAGTAATATCTCCAGTTGGTACTGTTGCAACTTGTGTATCTACGTATGCTTTAATTGATTGCTGTGTTGCTAAGTGACTAGCACTGTCAGATGACATGTTATCTTCATCTTTAATTGAAGTTCCACTTATTGTGTCATTTAAAACTGGACTTGTTAAAGTTTTATTTGTCAGTGTAGCAGTTGAAGTTGCTGAAACTAGTTTTGAGTTACCACCACTACTTGGTAATGTTAAAGTGTTAGTTGCAGATTCTGAATGTGGTGCACCAATAAGTGTCTGTGCGTGAGCATTACTAGACTCACAATAAAATTTAATCTGTGATACAGCACCGCCATCATTTTTAAGATCAATAAGACCACCTTCAATAAATAAATCATGTGGTAAAGTTACATGATTATTTGCGTCTTCAATAACTGCTTTGCTAGCTGGTAGTGTACAGAATACATCTTTAGTGCCTGAAGGCAAACTTACTGCAGAGTCACTATTAGATGAAGATATAATAGTAGTTCTAGCTAAAGCTCCGGCTGATACTGTACCTAGTCCTACTTCAAATGCACCATTTTGAGCTACGATTGCATAGTAAGTAGTATTACCATTTCCAATCGCTGATGAAAATGTTTCAAAACCTGTTACTGCCCCTGCAAGAGAAAGTGTACCCGTACCTGTAGTGGTAGAGGTTTCTTTAACTCTATCATTTACGACTAATGCCATTTAATTCTCCTTAACCAGATATTCTTAATATAGCTGCCGATGTCGTTGCTGCTGGAAACTGAATCGTAAAAGTTCCTGATGTAGCTGTTTTATCACTTCCAAAATCTAAAATTGCAACAGCTGCATTAGTTGTAGCAGATGAAGTATTATAGATTAAAGCTCCTCTAGCTGTCAACGTTACACCTGTGAAAGATAGATCAGCGAAGTCAACGAATGCAACACCTTTACCTGTACCGGTTCCGATGTTTGTACTTTGACCCGTTAATGCACTACCACCCGCTGTATACTGACCAGTGTTAGATACCTCAGTGTTAGATCCACCTCCTGGGTTAGTAGCGTACGCAGTTGTTGTTGAGTTTAGAGTTGCTGAAGAAGAGTAAAGAGCTAATTTAAAAACATCACCTCCAGATGATTTAAAATTTGCATCACCTTCTAGTAATTGTTTTTTAAAAGCATTTGCAATCGCTTGTGTTATAGCCATAGTTTTCTCCTTAGTTATTTTCCGCCGACTCGAGGAACACCTGATTGATATTCATCTCGTCGTCTTCTTCCCATTTGTTCTATTGAGAAGCCTTCTAATACTTGTTTATACTTTCCTTCGTATAATTGCAAGAGATCATTTGGCCCCTTTAAAAAAGAAAATGCTTCAACTAAGCATGCATACAATAAACCATTGGGAAAATTTTGACTTATGTATGTTTGAGTATTTGTAGCAGATAAACCTGGATCTTTCAAGATATAGTTTAACTGAATTGTGTAAGTAGCATTTGGCGTAGGTGCTACTACTATTTTTTCTGCATCCCACATACCATAATATTTAGGTACTCCTGTAGCTCCAGTAGGATTAAATTCTGACATAAAACTAGTATCTCTAAACTCTAAAAATTCTCTATTATCTGAAGCACCTACGCCATCAGAATCTACTATTTGAGCTGATCTAACAATTAACAAACCTGCTGGTCTAGCAATAAATCTATCATTAGTAATTAAATTAGCTGTTGCATATCTTCTGTTGGTATCTGAATCTACATCTCTGTAAATTCTAAATTCAGCATCATTAATAATTCCATCAATAATAGTAGATGTTAAAACATTTGAATCTACTTCTGTATAATCTCTAATTTTTTGTATTAATTCTGAATATGTCATTATGTTGTTACCGTTACTGTTCCTAGATTAATATGTGCTTCTCTTCTAGAGTTAGCTATACTTCCATCTTCAGGTACCATACTATTTGGATTTGTACTAAAAGAAAATGGTGCTGGCAAGGTTAAATCTACAGCTATTCCACCACCTCCACCAGAAGCAAGTGTAAAAGTTTG